ACTTCATTTCGACTTTTTGGTGCTTTTCCTGTATCACCATGCGGTACAAGGTTAGCACTGCGCAGTGGTACCGTGAGCGCGCGAAGTTAGTGATGTGATTTTAGGGCAATAAAATAAGCAGTTTATACACGTGCTTAGGTGTATTATTTTATGAAGAATAATAAGAATCTCCAACACGAAGTGTTAAGTCAGATATGGTAATTGACTTCACACCAGTTATAGAGTCACCCCAAAAACTTCGTTCTGTCACATTACCATTTGGTCTAAAATATAATATATCATCCTTAACCCATAAGCTACAACTCATTGTTGAGTTATTTATAGGATAATTATTTAATCCACCTCTAAAATAACAACTAGTGTTAAAAAATCCATGTGCCGTTGAAGATGATAATGTCATAAGACCCTTAATCCTACCAATTTCAAGTACATCAAGTTTATCAAACGTTGATTTATTAACCATTATTTCTATACGGCTATCATAACTATCTGAAGATATTCTTAAGCTTTCAACGTTACCACTTTGAATTTCTCTTACTTCCCCTAAATGTTTTATTTCTGTGCATATGCCGCTAGGTGTAATTGTTATATTTGTATTTACTCTATTGACATCACATGAACCAGTAAAAAAGGCATTGATTAAATACTTTGATAATTCTTCGCAGCCAGTAGTATTAGGATGTACATTATCAGTTAGTAGCATATTGTATCTTAAAATATTTTCACTGCCGTTAAGGTATACACCGCCTAGTTTACTAATACTTTTATAAGCAGGTAAAGCGTTATAATAAATGTCGTGTGCAAAGCTAGTGTATGCTATCATTCCTACATAACATGTGGCATTAGGATAGTTAGCTTTTACATAATTCATAAATATTTCCATGTTACCAATAATCTTATCAGTTGCTAGTTTACCGTCATTAGCACCACCGCACACAATTATATATTTTATTTTATTTTTCTGTGTATCACTTAAGTTATCAAATTCTTTTAGGCTATCTAAAAAACTTTCCGCTACTATATTATTAGGTACAAAGCCACGACTTCCTTTTGTACTTGTATAAACAGTTGAGTTATATCTATCTGTTATAGCATTTTTTAAGTTTTTTACCCATGTATTATTACCTACTACGCTTGTTACACCATAACTATCTGATATTATAATAGCGTCATGTGATTTTAATAAATCAAGTGTGTTATTTGTAGTATTTTTATAATCGTTAAGTGATGTATTAGTATTATTTAATTTTGTATTTAAATTTGTTATTGCATTATCAGTTTCAGATTTGTATAATCTTACATTGTTTTCATATTCTGTCACCTGTTCATTATAATTACCAGTATTTGCCCAATAATTTTCGTTAGTAATTTCTATGTTATTAGGTACTGGAATTTTACTAGTAAAACTACTGCCTTTATAAGTTACTATACTTAATGCTTCATATTGTAAAGCTTTATCCCATTCACCCATTATCTTAGGAACATATCTAGCACCAACATACTGTCTGTTAATTAATCCATTACTCATATTAATCTTACCTCTCTTTTCTTAATAGCTTATTACTAAATGACCGTAGTCATAGTTACCAACACCGATATTATTTTCAATATCCAAACCAGTAGTATTAAATGTAATACTTTTCCAATTAGCAGGAATATTATAAACGATATAACCACTGTCACTAATAGTAACAAATATCGTAGTAGCGAGATACTCTCTAATAACACTCTCTGCAAAGCTAGTATCATAGTTATCAATCCACTCCTGCACTTGTTTCATTTCCTGCTTTAACTGTTCAATATCATTACTAATAGCTTTATCATTCTCAATCAAGTTATTAATATAATCAACACACTTGCAGATAACTTCATAATAACTTAATTCATCATCATACACCAGTGGTAACACTTTAAAGCACCAAAATCTAAACTCTGTTAAGTTCTTATAATTTGTGTTCATTATTACCTCTCTTTCCCTTTACCATAAAGTAAAGAAACAATCACTACAGTCCTCAATAATCGACATATCAATATTTAGAAATGTCTCTCTAAATTTCATTAACATACTGCTATAACTTTCTGTTCCCTGTTTGCCTATTACTGTTTCAATATATTTATCTGTGCTATTAACATTCTCTGTACTTGTACCACTTCCGTTAATCTCTCTACTGTCAGTTCCTTTAATTGTGTCATTAATAGTTTTATCAACACTACCACTACTATCAACTTTACCAGTTTTACTTCCAGTACTATTAACATTAACATTTTCATTAATCTTAGTAACTGTAGTCAATGGTACACTGTCATCAATACCTTGTGTGTCCATACTATTTTGTGGTGTATCACTAAATCTATTTAAAGTATTTCCATTAGTAACTGTATTATTGGTATTGCTTTCAGTAGTATCACTTGTATCACTACTTGTTTCCTTACTTGTAACTGTATCAGTTTTTGTATTAGTCCCATTCTCTGTGCTTGTATTGCTAGTACTACCAGTCGTATCTTTTGTACCGCTACCCTCTCTACTCCTAGTCAAATCAACATCATAAAAAGGATTGAACTCAAGTAACTCACTCTTATACAACTGATTGTAATAAGGCATAATCTCATTGAGCTTAGTATTCATAGCAAGCTTCCACCTGCCTACAGTTTCATGTGCTATCTCTCTTGTATAATAGTGCTTCAATATTTTCCTGCACAAGACCTGCCTATAGTTTTCATCAAATATCGGAAAGTCAAAATTAAAAACCTTATTCCAACATCTATCTAAAATACTATCAATATTATCTGCACCCTCACTCTCACTCAAGCCTGCACTGTTTTCACAAATAAAACGCACTTCTGTTGTATACTTACTCATTATTCTCACCACCTTTACCTATGTCAATTTCGTTACTTAAATTTGCTTCATAACCGTCATAAGTATCAAGTATCTGCATATCCTCACGATAGTTAACACTAATGTTCAGTCCAAACATTTTATTAATCTGTTCACAAGCCTGCTGTCTCATAAACAGTCTTGAATGCCTACTAGCAATAGTTCCACCTAAGTTTCTTTGTACTTCATCAGTAATCATTCTCTCTTTCTTTACAGTATTAACATTACTAATACCTAAGTACGTCAATGCTTCATTCCAATATTGAGTCTTTAACTCATATAGCTTATCAGCAACATATGGACTTGTAGTATCAAGTGTTTTAATACCACTTAAGTCTAAGTTCTTATCACCGAAAATGAATGGTTCATTTCCCATATACTGTGCATATAGATTTTTCATCACCAACCTCTGATTTTCAGTACAAGTGATAATCTTAGGTGTTTTCTGCTGTATTACATTTACATCAATAGTCCTCTGTATTTCATACAGTCTTTTACTCATTTCCTGCACATCAAGTATACTGTTAGTGTGTAGCATATTATTAAAAATAATAACACTGTTGCTAGGGTCAAGTTTCATTTGATACCCATTTTGTGCAAAGGCTGTTCGAGTAATAGGTATTCTGTAAACATCAAGTTTACCGCCTATCATAACTTGTAAGCCTAAATAACCCATGACTTCATCCTTAAAAAATACTGCCATGCCGTCATTGAAAAGTGCTAGTTCCAAAAACCTTGCGTCAATAGTACTTGGTAAGTTTTTCCAATCATACATTGAAATGCTTAATTCTGTTAACCTATTAACATACTGCAAGTATGTTCTCTGATTTTGCAGGAATGCTTCGGACTGTGCTTTTCTACCTCTTCTTCCCATTGTCTCACCTCTTTTCTAATTAGGACTGTTATCTAATGAATAGTTACCTATTTCACTAGCGTTCTTCCAAAATGTAATACCATTGTCAAAAATAGTATTGATAAGAGTTACATCATTATTACTACAAGTTTTTGAAACAACATTACTTCCTATTGTTTTTGTGTATGTCCAATGTGGTCTTACACTTATATTAGGTACTTTTACTCTATTAGTTGCATATCCATATACAGTAAAATAATCATCAATTATTCTTGCATACTCTTCTCTTATATGTTTTTTCATTATACCAATAGTCATTAGTCCTATTGTTGATAAAATAGTGCCATTATTACTCCCGTGTGCTTGTTGTGGCAAAGCACTATGATAAGCTATATTTTGAATAGCATTTGCAACATGAACTCCTGCTAATGTTAAAGCTAATGGATTAGGAGTGCTTGAAATATTTACACCTGCACCAACTCCACCCATAGCAGTTCTATTAGCATATACACTATCAAACATTGATGTACTCATAGCGTTTCCAACTACACTTGTTGCACTTTGTGCTAACCATGCCTTAAAACTATCAGTACACCAACCTAATTGTGGATAACCTTGTAATGTTATTTTTTCATCATAGTTTGCGACTACGCCTTTGTAATTATTAGGAATAACTGCAATCTCAGGATTACAAGTCATATCACCTACTATAGTAAAATTACAAACACTGTCACTGAAATACTCATAATGTAAGTTAGCATAAGAACCTTGAAAATTTGTTAAGTATAAAAAATTATATGGGTAAGTATATAATTTATTGTTTTTAATTTGATAGCCGTCTATACCAAACATATTTATAATAAGTTTTTGAATGGTAGAAGTATAAATTTTATTACCACCATTTACATTACTTATAAAATTAGTAGGCATTAAAAACATAGCAACTATGCCGTCATATTTTGCGCTAGGTACATTTGATAGCCATTCACTACACTCTTGTGCGCCAGTTGCATTGTTGTCAAACGTTATAAAATTTAAACCACTATATAAATTTGAATAATATCCACCTGTAACATCTTCATAATCTTTGTTAAAGGTACAAGCAACTACTATTGACAATGGTGCTATAATATTTGTGCTTCCGCTACTAGTTTCAGATGTTGTAAATTGCTCAAAGGAACTACTAACATAATCTCCTAGTTCAACATTTTCATACACTAAATTATCACCAATAACATCTGTCATGCTATGTTCTCTCTCAACAAAGCATTCTTTAAGAGTACACTCAAACAGAAACCATGTTTGCATAACATCAATAGTAAAATATACATTACTAACTTTATCGTTTACATACTCGATATTAGTAATAAAAGCATAAAACCATTTACTAGCATAGTTAGTATTTTGAAACATCATATAGTTGCAGTCATAAATGTTCTCTGCATTAGCACTCATTCTTACAACTCCCTGCTGTCCATTAATTCTCTGAAAACTAGCTTTGTCCATAGTCTTATTAACTTTACTATCAAAATAACTTTTCTGTGCTTCTCTATTTTCAAAATAAATAGTATCTTTATAATTACTATCTATCGGCACACCACTACACAATTTGATAATACTATTAGGTTGTATCTGCATATCTCCACCACCTTTACAATAGCAGGAAAGCAATCACGCTCTCCTGCCGTATTAATATCACGCAACTGTAATAGTTGCAGTACCAGACTTTGTACTATCAAACGTACTAGTTGCTTTAACTGTAATAGTTCCTGCTTCAGCGCCACTATTAATCTTAAGCATACCAGTACTTGAGATACTAGCCTTATCACCGCCAGTAGCAATACTCCATATAACACTCTGTGGTGCATAGTTGTCAGTATCAACAGTAACACTTAACTGTATCTGTCCACCTGCACTAACTGTAGCTTCACTTGGTGTAACTGTAACTGTCTTTACAGCAGGTATTCCTGCAACAAATACAGCATTGTTTGAGAACGGAGATACACTAAATGTTTTCCATACGTGATACCAGTAGTTCCAATACAGACCTTCGCCATTGTACTGCTCTGTGAAGTTCTGATAGTTGTCAAAAATCATAAACCAATCACTATCTACTAAAACGCAAGGGATAGCATCAAGTGCTTCAAGTTCTGGCTGTTCTATCTTTGTATAGGTTGGGTCATCAGCAAAGAGAATATTTAATCTCTCAATGTCTAAATCACCAAAGCTATCTACAAGTACATGGTGTCCGTCAAATTCTGCTCTATCCATGTTAAAAGCACTTGCAAGTACTTCGACATTCATAGTAGCGTCAAACTGTGAATTAACTAACAAATACTGTTCCTGCTTAGGTGTATGGTTCATAACTCCTGCAAGATTATTCTTTGAGTTAAGGAAAGTAAACTTATTTGATACTCCCTTGATAGTACTAACAATACTATTCATGTTTGCTGTGTTAATAGCAGGAATGGTTACTGGGTTCATCAGTCCATTTAAGATATGTTTTGCAAGCATATACTTCATAGTCTGAAACTCGTCGTAGTTAGCACCAGTATACATAGCGTCCACAATCTTAGCAATTAAATCTGTAATGCCGTCAATAGACAGAAAAGCCTGTCTCAACTGGTCATTTGAGATTGTAGCTTTGTAGTACTTCTGATAATTCATAATGTGAAATGCACTACGAACGTCAGGAATTTCACGCTTGAATACATTTGACTCTGCAACCTGTGGGTCAAACTGAAACGGTTTTGCAATATTAACAAATACTTCCTCGATAGACTCACCAAATTCGAGCATACCTTTTTTAAACATAGCCCATGGATTATCGTATGATTTACTTGTTAAAATTACTCTACCTATCCTGTTTACGAGTGCTGATAAAAACTCATTCTGTAAAGCAGGGTAGTCCATAATTACTGCACCGATTTCTCTGATTGAGTCAGAATCTGCTGTAGCCTGCGGTACATAATCTTTGTAATTTGTGCTTGCGTTATTTCTTATTGCATTTAAGATATCAACGCTTGAATTAGTAAGTGTTTTAATTTTTGGTTTTGTAGCCATAATTCTTAGCCCTCTCTTTCTTTAAATAAATCATCAAAGGAAATTTCCTTACCGTCATCGGTAATATCTTCCTTTTGTCCCTTAATTGCTGTTGCAAGGTCTGTATCTGCACTGCCGTCAAAAAATCGTGCCTTGTATTTTTCTCTCCACTCATTATCATTCTGTTCATATTTTGACTTCCAATCAGTGGTATCATTTGCACGTGTCTCAAGGTCATTGAATGTGTCAGTAAAATTTTCAATCATAGTAAGAGTATTATCATCAGCGTTATCTCCTGCTAAACCTTTTACTGCACTCATAAAATCATCATGTGAAAGTACTGCCATATTATCACCTCTTTTCTATTTAAAATATTGGTCTGCACATCAACCAAACTGGCATACCTTTTCGCTTAGTTGGTGCAGGTGGTGTGGGTGGTGTAGGTGGTGTAACTCCAGTTAAGTATTCATACCAGTTACTAGCATATGTTAATCTGTTACTCAATGCTTCAACTCCTGCACGTTCTCTTTCATATAGATATGCTTTACACGCTTCGGAGACATCAGTTAGTTTTGAAAATTCATCACCAGTATAACTATATCCTAGCGCAGGTTTAGGTATCCATTGTCCACCATATCCGTTTATTATTTCATCCCACATTAACTGTGTTTGTATTTCACCAGTAGCCCAATCAGAACCTTGTGCATTTGCATAACCTGTTAGGTTACTGCTAGGTGTCCATTGTATCAATCCCCAACCACTACTTGCACTAGCTGTTTGTTTCATACCAGGGTTGATATTTGACTCCTGTTGAAGATTACCTAACATACCTGCTACGCTTTCAATAGTAAAACCTTTACTGTTGAAATAACTATAGAACTCAGTAGCATTGTTTTCCATTTCAGACTGTGTTAAATATTGAGCTACTCCTACTTTAACAATCCATGCCATTATCTTATACCTAATCTAAAAAGTTTATTCCATGTGTTTTTACCACACTCTCCGTCAATAGCCAAACCATAATTTGACTGAAAATTCTTACAAGCCCTTACACAGCCTGCACCATATTTTGTATCAATGCTATTACTGTAATAACCTAACTTTTTCATTAATATTTCAAAAACTGATACGTCAATATTTGATGAACCTCTTTTTAAAGTATTCATACTATAGCTTGCACTTCCTTTACTTTTTTCATTATAGCGTAAATGATATGACCAACCATAACTAGGATTGTAATATTTTCGTATACAAATTTCCCTACCAGTTTGGTCTCCTGCTTTGCTTCCTTTTGTAGTTCCGTTTTCGTCAATGCTTGCATGAACTATGTGTTCACTATCTGTTGATACGCATACGTGATGTCCCACTGCTAAATGAATATCGCCTTTTTTAAAAGGTCTGTTGCATATAGTGAAACCACAACGTTTCAACTGCTCGTACAAATTCCTTGTTGTACTGTTGGGATTTACATTAAACCCTGCTTTAGCAAGCGCATGACCAACTAATGAGCTACAGTCAAAGTCAGGATTACCACCCCTTTTAATCTGTGAATAACCATGTGAATTGTCATTTGCTATTGCAATCATATAATCTGTGTAAGTATCAACTTTACTCATTCTTATCACTTCTTTCCGCATTTAATATGTCGCACAATTTCTGTAATATCAGTGTGTTATTATTTAGTGCAGTAGCAAATTTGTCTGTTTCTGCCTTGTGACTTTCATTCAGTTTCATACAGTACCACGCTAAACACAAGCACATTACTATAGGAAAGCCTACTGTTGTGATAGCCTGCATAACTACGTTTATATCCATGTTTATATCTCCTTTCTTTTTATTCTACTTTAATTATATCATATTAGTTGATATTTTGCAATAGACAAAATTAAGAAAAGAGTACAACATTATGAGTGAAAATAAATACTATGACGGAACTAAATTGTTATCAATGAAAGATATAAATGGATTAAAGCCCGAACTATTTTTATGTACCACTAATAGAAGTGGTGGTAAGACAACCTATTTTGGTAGATTGTTAATCAACAGATTTCTAAAGTATGGTAAAAAATTCTGTTTAATTTATAGGTACAACTATGAGCTTGATGATGTATCTAATAAGTTTTTCAAGGACTTACAAACATTATTTTTTAGTAATTACACTATGGAAAGTGAACGCTGTGCAAGTGGTATCTACCATAGTTTGTTTTTAAATGAACAGCACTGTGGTTATGCTATAAGTTTAAATAGCGCAGACCAGTTGAAAAAATATAGTCACTTACTTAGTGATACTGATAGTATGTTATTCGATGAATTTCAAAGTGAGACTAATCACTATTGCAGTGATGAAATAAGAAAATTTATCAGCGTACATACAAGTATAGCAAGAGGTCATGGTGAACAGGCAAGGTATCTGCCAGTATATATGTTAAGTAATGCAGTTAGTATTATCAATCCTTATTATACAGAGTTGGGAATATCTGAAAGATTAAATAGTGATACTAATTTCTTAAAAGGGGACGGATTTGTACTGGAAAGTGGTTTTATAGAAACGGCAAGTAAAGCACAAAAAGAGAGCGGCTTCAATAGAGCATTTAAGAATAATCAGTATGTCGCATACTCAAGTGAAAATGTATACTTAAATGATAACACTGCTTTTATTGATACACCAGTAGGAAAAGGAAAGTATATTGCGACACTAAGATATATGAAACATGACTATGCTGTGAAACAATTTAGTGAACAGGGATTTTTATACATTGATGATAAAGCAGATAGTACCTTTAGAAGTAAAATAAGTGTCACTGTTAATGACCATGATATTAATTATGTTATGTTAAAGCAGAATGACTTATTTATCAGTCAGTTAAGATACTATTTTGAAAAAGGTTGTTTTAGGTTCAAGAACCTTAAATGTAAGGAAGTCTTATTCAAGACTATCAGTTATTAGGTATCTGCTGTTGTATGTTCACTTGATACTGCTAGGTAGCACGTTTGGAAGATAACGCTAGTATGTATTGTCGTAAATGCTGTGCGCTTGTGTTCTGCAATAGTTATAGATATAGAAAAGGCAAGAGATTTTTACTCCTGCCTTTTTGTTTTATTTATAAAAATGGTTGTGTATATCTGTTGCAATTAATATATTTAATGATAGTACAATTTCTCTTGTATCTGTTTTCTTTATAAAATCATATGAAAGTAACTTTGATATGTATAAACCATTTAAACAATATTCTATTTTATACTGCTCTGTATATGACACATCATAAAACTCGATTGAACCTCTAAATCTTTTGCGTAGTTCCTGCACTACTTTTTCCATTTTATCATTCATAATTTTATCTCTCCCTTGTAAAATAATCACAATCATATCTGTACTTGCAGAAACAACAAATATGATTACAAGTTTTTTCATGTTTCTTTGCTTTGTATCTGTAATATAAATCTACTAACCATGTTATCATAATTTTTCACCTCATTTCATATGTTGTGTCCACCAATAACACACCACCTTTTATTCTTTTTGGTAGTAATTTTCCAGGAACACATAAGCCAACTTTAAAATCACTATAGTCTCTTTTTGTTTCTAAGAATTTTAATTCACTATGCGTATAATTATCGCTCTCCTTTGCTTCATAACCCTGCATTGATTTGTTAAATAAATCTTTGCATTTCTGTGGCATTCCTGCACATTTAATATCGTTGTATGGTTCATCAACTGGAACTAAATCATTATGAGTTATGTGTTCTATGTATGTTTTCTGTCTTGTGAATATAGCTGTGTCCCAACTACTCTCAAGTTTCCAACAGCAAAACTTCACAGGGTCTACTGTTATGCCTTTTATCTTATCAGCAGGCAAGTCACAATGTATACTGTCAGTGTCAGCATAGATAAATCCTGCTTTGTCTACACCATAGTAATTTTTTTGAGCGGCTGTTATCGTGAAGTTCCGTGCATAGGATGTTATTGCACTACCTGTTGCTATATGCCCCACCTTTTTATTATTAGCAGGAACTATATAGAAGCCTATACTTTCATCCTCTTTTACATATGCAACCTTAAAACTGCTATTGGAATTACTAGCTAGTTTACCATAAAGGTTATTGAGAAACAATTTTGCTTCTGTACGCTTTGCACCTTTACTGTTCATTTTAATTTCTGCGTAATGATTGATGTAATTATCAAAAATTCCTATATCAGAATAAAACCAACAGCCGTCTAAGATTTCAAAGTCAACTAGTTCATAGTGTTTTAACATTAGTTTATAATCTGTCATAGTTACTGTCATTATTACTGTACTGTCGTGTATGTTCCCATTTTTATCTTTATAGTAACGATTATATGTTCCGTCTTTATTTAATATATCACTAGTCGTTAATGACTCTGTGCCTTTATATAAGTGATTACCTTTTATCTGAATAAATGGTAACATATTTTCTTTTATATAAAAGCGTGTTTTTATTCTTAAAAAGTAATATTTATTTTCACCTATAGCTTCATGAGGTATTATATTACCACTCCAAAAATATGGTTTACCTATTGGAAAATAATTACCACTTTGAGAGTGCATCATACTAGGATATAAAGAATTCACATCTGCTGTCACACCATTATGCCTAACTATGTTTTCTTTTCCTTTTACTAAATAGCACCAACCGCCTCTATAACTGTGACGTATATATTCGTCAGCATTTGACGAACCATAAATATTTTTATCAATGACAACTTCATCAAGTGGTGGGAATAAATCTTCATAATCATATGCACCTGTAGATTTTTTATATTCTTCCATACAACATGAACCTATTGTAAGTTTATCGTGTCCGTCGTTGAATAGCTGTTCGAGTGCTTCTTTAACTACTAATACATCATTAGCTATGTATTGTTTTTCATCATCAGTTATATTACAACCTGCATATCTAAAACCAACATATTCCATGTCTAATTTTTGATGTTTTGTTTTAAAAGATTTTCCTATTTGCTTTACTGAAAATGGTAATAGTTTTAAGCTATCTCTTAGTTCTATTGTATGATTATTAACTTTAATAGTTAATGTATACCATTGACCCATA